TTCATAATTGATAAACACTAGCTTGTGTGTTGGATTGTCAATAAATTGTTTAAAGTCTGGATGATCACGCATTTCCTTTGCCCAAGTTTTAAGAGTTGCAACTGTGAGACCTTCCCACATTTGGCAAAGATGTTCATAATCACCATGAGTTGCTTTTTCATTTATCCCCACGGGCTTATAAGTAATTTCTGCCTTAGGCATAGATTTATTTTCCTTTCTGTGTTATAATTCAGTTAGTTATTTTAGTGAGCGCCTGATTACCGTCAGGTGCTTTTTTGAATTAAGCCACATCTTGCTGCTCAATCAGTGGCAAAATTCCTTTTTTATTTTTAAGTAGATCGTAAAGAAACAATCGTCCTTTTTGAGTCCAGTATGTATGCATCTTGCTATAATCTGCATCAATAGTGTGAGTTTTTGACTGAGTATAACCTTTGCCAGCATATTTTTGATATAAGAGCCAAGTATTCCCTTGTTTGAATTGTATTTTTAATTCATGGAGAATCTTATTCAATTTCTTTGCACTCATTCCATAATCTTTTGCAATTACAGAAATTGCCACCAGGGATTTATTTTGTAATACCAAATCATAATAAGATGCTTTAGGTTGCAATTCTTGAATGATTTGATTTTTTTGAGCAATTTCTTCTTGGGCTTGTAATCGTAACCTACGCTCTTCTTTTAATTTTTGAAGTGCTGCGATTGCCATGTCTGGATTATTAAGTAGATCATCAATAGCATACAAGCCATGCTTACGAATTGATTTCAAGATTTCTTTGACTTTCTTTTTGAACTCTTTAGCCAGTGGCTTACGAGATTGCATAAGAACTTCATAGAGACCGTTTTCTGTCAAGAGATTTACTTCTCTTATTTGACCTGCCCTAAGGATTGTTGAGGTCAGCTTTTCATCATCATCTACTGACTTTAACATTTCCGTAGGATTGCTATGCTCAATCCATTCTGCAACATCCTTTGCGACAAACAATGGTTCATCTGCTGTACCATATACTGTGAAGTGTTTTCCGAGAACTTCCTGCTCGTTAATAATAGTTATTTCCATGTTATTCCTTTCTAATTCGGTAATTTCAGAAATTCCGAAACGTTGTCCAAGAAAAAATCGTCAACAGTGACGTTCAAGGCTTTTGCAAGTAGTACAAGATTCTTATAACTAGCACTTCTTAGATTAGTAGGACTAGATTCGTATCTTTGGATAGTTCTTGCAGTAATGCCTGTTTCTTCAGATAACTCCTGTTGAGTTTTGTTTCGGAAACGACGTAGAACTTTTAATGTACTTGTCATACATATCTCCTTTCGTAAATTATATATTCATTATACACTTCGGTTTTTCCGATGTCAAGAGTTTTATTTCATTTTTTTAGAAATTTTTTTCTCTTTTTGTTTTACGAAGTTCGGAAAAAGTGATATTATATAAGAAAGAAATTAATCAGGAGAACGCAACAATGAAAGAAGAAAAAAATTATTTCGCAACAAATTTGAGATTTCTTCGCCAAAAACATGGCCTCGAACAAATAGATCTTGCTACGAGGTTAGGTAGAAAAAGCTCATCTTCAATTAGTGAATGGGAAAAGGGTAAATATACTCCTAAAGCTGGAGTTCTTAATGATATAGCAAATATTTTTGGTGTATCTCTGTCAAAATTAATGTCTACAGATTTAACGAATCCCTCATCTGAAGTAGAAAAAGAAAACTCCACATTCAAGATGATTCAACGTAAAGCAAAAAATTTAAGTGTTACTGATCAAGAACGTTTGCTACAAATTATGGAGCTTACTTTCCAAGATATTTCGAATGGAGGTGTCGAAGACGACCACGATTTCTAGAAACATTAATTACAAGAAATTAAAAAGCATAGCATATAGTTTTCTCAATCAATACACCAATGGTAGATTACCAATTGACCTACTTCATATTATTTCACAGCTTGACAATCTTCATCTTATGAAATATAGCACTCTTGCAAAAGAAAATAATATGGATATAAATGAAGTTTATCAACTTTTAAACAGTGAAGATGGCGCTTTATGGTACAAATCTGATACACAAACATATATCCTTTTATACAATGATACTATTGATAACAAGGAACGTATCCGTTTTACAATCGCACATGAATTAGGGCATTATGCATTAAAACATAACGAAACAACAGATAAAACAATATTGGCAAGATACAGTTTATCTGAAAACGAATATAAGAAGTTCGAAACAGAAGCAAACTTTTTCGCTAAACACTTGCTTGTTCCTTTTCCAGTTTTAGGAAACTACGCAATGTTTTTCCATTCTATGGATGATAGGTTTATTCAAACTGTATTTCAAGTTTCTTTTTCTGTGGCCAATTATGTCATCAGAAACATGAAATCAATGCAATCTTTTGGACTTATAAAAGACGGTCATGAAGTTGAAAAGAAATTCTCTAGATATATAACTACAAGTCAAAATACTAGGATTTGTAGAACTTGTTTCAGTAAAATTGACAGAAATTCAAAATACTGTCATATTTGTTCCACTAAACAACCAAAAGGAACAACGTCATTAGAAGCTTATTTAGATAACAGAGAGAAAGAAAAAGTACGTATGAGATATAAAAAATATGATTTAGATTCAGACGGATATCCTGCCATCTGTCCTAACTGCGAAAACGAAGAATTAGAAAACAACAATTACTGCAATATTTGTGGCATATACACTAGAAATATTTGCCTTGGTGATTATGAATCAAACTATGATGTCCGTGGGTATGCAATACCGATTGTTCATTATTTAGATAATGGTTGCAAAACTGTATTATCTGGAAATTCTCGTTATTGTCCTGACTGCGGTGGAAAGTCAAGCTACTTCTACCAAGGTTTATTAAAAAACTGGGATTTAGAAAAAGAAGAGTTGTAAATATGAAAAAAGTAACTTTATTTGTGACAGCCTTATTAGTAGCAACATTCTTAGTTGCTTGTAATGAATCTTCTACAAAAACGAACGAAGTCTCAAAAATATCATCTAACCATGAACTTAAGAGATCAGAGGGAAAAGCTAAGATACAACCAGCTAAAGATTTTAAGAATACACCTATCGGAGATTACAGGATAGTTGACAACAATCTATATGGCGCATGGCCTGATAATACAAAATTAGTTATTGATGATAGTGTGGTTGAAGTTCTTGATCCAAGTAGCGTATTTACAAAATACTTAATACACTTAAATGGAGATAAAGATAAACCTGCTGTTTTAAAGCTCTTTGTTGAAGACAAGGAAAAATTTGATGTAACTAAAGTATCTAAGTTTTATGTTCGTGCAAATGGAACACAAACCTATAAAGGAAAAGAAATACCACTATTTTTAGTGGACGGTTTTGAATATTAAAAAATCCCCACACTCGTCTGCAAGCTAGAATGTGGGGGGGTACTGTATAGAAAGAATGGCATTAAAAAGCCCTCTTTACTATACCCATTTTACCAAGAAATGAGGAAAAAAGCAATGTGGATGGAAGAATTACCAAACGGAAAGTATAAATTTTTTGAACGGTACAAAGACCCATATACTGAGAAATGGAAAAGAGTTTCTGTAACTCTGGACTCTGGATCATCACGAGCAAAGAAGGAAGCTCAGAAATTACTGGATGATAAAATAGAGAACGTACTCCAAAAATTGACCACTGCTACTGCACTCTTTCATACGGTTTTTTCAGAGTGGTGGGAATTTCATCAGAAACAAATAAAACTAAGCACATATAAGACTATGTTAGCAACCTATAATAGAATATTGGACAAAGTTGAAAAAGGCACTAAGATAGAGAATATGGATGTAAGATTGATTCAAAAATTACTTGATACTGAAGAATGGACTTATACACAAAAATACCGTGTAAAATCCGTTCTAAATGTCTTCTTTGACTATGCTATCGACCAAGGATTTATTGAAAACAACCCTGCAAGAAAAGCAAAGTTACCTCGAAAAAAACAAAGTTTGCAGCAGATTAAAAATGCCAAAGATAAATACCTTGAACCAAAAGAATATAAAGCAATCTTGAAAGAACTCTATCGAAAAGATATTACTCTAAGATATGCTCTAGCGTGTGAGTTTATGATTTTAAATGGTTGTCGTGTTGGTGAATTGGCTGGTCTTACACTAGACAAATATCATAAAGAAACAAAAACACTTGATATCCACACAACTTTCAATCGATACATACCAGACGATGATGGACCTAAAACATTTGCTAGTTTTAGAACCACGCTTCTCACTGAAAGAGAAATTGAAATTCTTGATCAGATGATTGAACTTAATCGTTTAAGTGAATCGACTGATAAGAATTGGTTTAAGAGTGACCGTATATTTGTCACAAATACAGGTAAGCCGATTCATAGTTCTATCCTAAGTAAGTCACTTCAAAGAGCAAATGAAAGACTTAAAAAACCAATACCAAAACATATATCTCCACACATATTCAGACATACTACAATTAGTATTTTAGCTGAAAATAAAATCCCATTAAAAACAATCATGGATAGAGTTGGTCATTCTGATTCAGAAGTCACTACTTCCATCTATACTCACGTCACAAAGAATATGAAAGATGAAGCAATCAATGTCCTTGATAAAGTGATGAAGAATATTTTATAAAAGTTTGCCCCTTATTTGCCCCCTGAATAAAGAAAAAGCCCTTCGGATAAAATCCGAGGGGCTTAAAACGTTGTTAAATCAACGATTATTTTTTCAAGTTGTAGAATGATTTCAATCCACGGTATTCTATTTTAAGTATAT